TCCAACCACTTCAATGGCGTATACAGTAAATGTATTAGGTCCTGTTAGTGATTATAGCATTAGTAATGGTGGAAATGGATATTCAGATGGAGATGTATTGAATGTTGATCCAACTGCATTAACTCAACCAATAGTATATGATGTAACTGTAGAAAATACACAAGATATTACTTTTACTGGAACTGTACCTACATCTAGTTTTTCTGTTGGAGACGTTGTAAAAGTTAGAGATGGATTAGTAAGTGCTCTCTTTGTTTCTGGTTCAACATCAATATTAGCAGAAGAAGGTAATACTTACACAGGTCTTTCTCCAACTGGTGGTAATGGAAGTGGATTAGTAGTAGATATAGAAAGAGCACTAGGAGGATCTATAGGAACTGTTACCATTACTAATGGAGGTATTGATTACCAGTTAAACGATACTGTAACTATTGCAGGAAACTTAGTTGGTGGATCTTCACCAACAGATGACGTTGAACTAACCTTATCTACAGTATCAGCTAATACATCATCAGAAGTTTACGCAAAAACTGAATCTGGTGGATCAATTACTTCTCTTACATGTAAATATGTAGATTCTGGTTTTTCTAGTTCAGACGTTATTATTAAAGTAGGGAGTTCTACCACAGCAACAGTTGATACTGCTTCTTCAGAAGAATACAGATATTTTATTACTGCAGCTGGTGGAACTTCACAAATTACACCAGATTTAACTTTATACGTTGGAAGCAAGTATAGATTTAGCACTACAAATTCTTCAAATAGTGCACATCAGTTTTCATTCTCTACATTTAGAGATGGTAGTTGGTCTCCATCACGAGTAGAGAATGTAAGTACGGTATTTGGTTCAGCTGATAAAAATCTTACAGTTACTTCTACCACTGGTATTGTAGCAGGAATGGAAGTTACTGTAGTTTCTGGTGGAGGTGTTCTTCCTCCAAACACTTATGTTGATACAGTTGTTAATTCCACTACACTTACATTAACTAAAGCTCCTACCTCTGCTGGAGCAACAGTTGTCAATTTTACTGGAGTTGCTTATACAGATGGGGTTATCAGATCTTCAGATTATGTAGAAATTGCAGTTACTGCTAATACTCCAACACTTTATTATTATTGCCCAACTCATCAAAATATGGGAGGATCAGATAATAATGAAGCTGTATTAACTATTGACCCTAATAACCCTAAAACTTTTGGTTCTGGATTTGAATTATTAGTAGCAAGTACAACACAGCAAAATATTATTAAGAGTGATATTTTAACAGGAGATATTAGTGCAGTATCTTTTACTGGAAGTAGTGGTTCAATTTCAAGCATTAGTGGTTCATCATTATCATACAGTAGTGGAACAATAACCACACTGACTGCAACAAATATTAACTCATCTGCTCTTACAATTACTGCTCCAGTAACTCTTGATGGAAATTTAGATATTGGTACTACGATTACTATTGCAGAATCTACTGGAAATATTACCACTTCTGGAGTTCTAAAGACAACAAGTACTTTGAATGTAAGTGATGTTTTGACAATAACTGGTTCTGTTATTGGAACTTCTGGTCCTAATGATCTTACACTTACTCCTTTTTCTGGAAGAAGAGTTAAAATTGACAGTGTAACATCTTTAGATATTCCAGTTGGTACTACATTAGAAAGACCAACTGCTGCAGCAAATGGATCTATTAGATTTAATACAACAAACGGACAATATGAAGGGTATAATGCCTCTACTACAGCATGGTCATCTCTAGGTGGTGTAAGAGACTTAGATGGAAATACTTATATTTTAGCAGAACTAACACCAGGAGCAAATGACAATAGTCTATGGTTTTATAATGATAATAGTAATACACTTAAACTTACACCAGAATTTTTAGACTTCAGATCTGTAAAGAAAATATCTTCTGGAAGACTTGGAATTCCAGCGTTTACTGAATGGAATGCAAATACTCCTGTTACTATTGGACAGTATTTAAAATATAGAAATAATTTATATGAAGTTACTGGAGCAGGTACTACTGCATCATCAGGAAATGAACCAACACATACATCTGGTGCGTTAAACAATGGAACTGCTCAACTTACTTGGTCTCAACTTGCAGTATCACCGATTGAATTTACAGAGGTAGAAGAGTTAAGAGTAGGACCTAATAAAGATTGTCCTTTAGTTGTTAGTGAGGAAATAAAATTATTTAATAATGTAATTTCTACATTAGTTGAAGATTTAATAGTTACACCAAACGCAGGTAAAAAAGTAACAATTGATGCTCCAACTTCTTTGGTAATTCCAGTTGGAAATATAAACCAAAGAGGTACTGCTCTTCAAGGATCTATTAGATATAATACTACAATTAGTCAATTTGAAGGTTATAGTGGTTCTAACTGGTCATCTTTAGGTGGGGTTAGAGACGTTGACGGAAACACTTATATTATTCCAGAAACTGCACCAGCAGCTAATGAAAATATTTTATACTTCTATAACAATAATGTCAATACAATTCAGTTGACAGAAACTACTCTTGATTTTACAAATATTGATACTATTACGACTACTGGTGGAACAAGTCTTGCTCTTGATACAGAAACTTTAACATTAAACACCAATGACACTACTATTGATAATAGTAATGGAACAAGAACATTTATCAGCACTAGCAAGCAATATCTAGATATAGGACTTTCTAGTGGTTTATATGTAGATCCAGTTCTTAGATTAGATAATCAAGGTGATGTTTATTTAAACACAACATTTGGAACTGGTAATTTTAATGGGGTTAAAGTTCTTGATGGACAATTAAAAGAATTTGAATTAGCTGATTATAAAGTAAAAACAGGAACATTCCAGTTAGTCAAAGGTGGTTCGGAATCTTCTAGTGTTACACTATATGATAGTGCAACAACTAAAGGGTGTAAAGTATCAGTTGTTTCAAAATCTAGTTCTGGAAAAAGATCTTTCAGTGAATATTCAGTTATAGATAATGGTACTGATATTTTTCATAATGAATATGGATCTTTGAATACTTCTGGAAATGATCAATTTACAGCAGCTTTTGACTTTACTGCTTCTACAGAACCAAGGATTACTCTAACTTTGACAAATGATCATGCTACTTCTGATGTTATTAACTTTACCGTACTAGTTCAGGAACTCAAGTAATGGCAACTAATTTAAAAAATTTTGATTCTCTAGGTGGATTCTCTGTAGGAGAAACAACTCATATTGATGAGAATCATAATGCTATGTCTCTCAATACAATTGAGATGAAGAATTTAAACTTTACAGATAGCAAGACAGTTAATTATATTTTAAGAGGACTTAATACAGCAACCTTACAATTAGATAATGTTGGAACTCAAATTACAATTGAAAGTAATACTGTTAATTTTATAACAGGACACTTTCTTGGTGTTAATCCTAGTGGAGTTGTATTCACTGGAAAAATTGAAAGTGCGGTTTATTGTGGTCCTACTGGAGCAACATCTGTTTTGTCAAGTATGCTTACTATAATTAAAGATGATATTCCAGTATCAGAATCATGGACAATTGAACCAACTACAGCAACAAATCGTTTTAGTTATTCCACTATTAGAACAGGTACGGTTCAAGTAATTAAGTGGGCAGTATCAACAGAAGTTATCACTATAGCTTGGACTTAGTGCTAAATACAAAGTAGGTAAAAAGTCAAGGACACGGCAGCACCATGAGTTTTCATATTAATTCCGATAAAGAGAAAATAAGGGGAGTCAACCCCAAACTTATCGGTGATAATGAGACTACTATTAGAGTTGGTTCGGGAGCGAACGAACGAGAAGTTTTTAGAGCAGAACTAGATGCTCAGAGTGGATTGCCACGTATTGGTATAAACAGGACTGGACAAAGAGTTAATTCTATTACTGTTACTGCTGGAGGTAGTGGTTATAACCAAGCACCAACTGTTACAGTTGATGCACCACCAGCTGGTGGAACAAGGGCATTAGCAACTGCATTTATTTTTAACGGTGCAGTTGTTTCTATTGCAGTTAACGATGCAGGAAATGGATATACTACTGCACCAAATGTTACAATTTCTGGTGGTAATGGTGCTGGTGCTGCTGCAACTTCTGTTCTTGATACTGTTGATTTTGAACTTGATATCAACGGTGCTATCAGAACTTCTACATCTATCATTTCTGATACTGCAAGAATTTTAAACCTTGATATTGAGAACTTTGTTACTCCAGATTTAAACTTAAGAGCACCTAATCTTAAGACTTATATGAATGCCACTGGTACTCCATGGGCAGCTAATGTAATTGTAGCAAAAAATTCATATAGATATGCACAAGGAAATGTATATCAGTCATTAAATACAGGAACTACAGGAACTACAGAACCTACTCATAAAGATGGTATTGTTGTAAATGGTGAAGTACAATTTAAACATATTGGTTTTAGAGTTAATGAT